ATTCCAATACAAAATCACTTAGTTCTTGTAAAGAAGTTGTGTCATTTGGATTAGTTAGTGATAACCTTATTTCTCTTCTATCTTGTGAAATATCAGAAACAAATAATCTATTATCAGTATAATTTGCACCTATTAAATTTCTTAAAAAATTATAAACAATTTTATATGGTCCAGGTATAAGATTAATATTTGATAAATGATAATGTATATCGAGGTTGATATATTTTATAGCATTACCATTTTCTATCTTAGAGTCTAAACTATACAATACTGAGTAAAGTGTGTCTACATAGGCACCATTTGGTAGAAATACATGAAGTTCTACATTTGTTCCAGGTGATAACGGATCTTCTGGATTGTTTATTACAGAAAATTTTGGAACTACGATTTTCTTATTCAAATCTGATCGATTGAATCGTATACCACGAATTGGATCATTCGTGTTTAATATTTCATTTATATTTTTGTATAAAAAATTTGGCATAGTTAAAATTAAAATTGTTTAGAATTATCCACCACCGGTTCCACTACTTCCTTTCGCCTTTTGAATTATTACTCCGTTTAAATCTGGTAATGTTGCAGGAAATCTTCTTATTTCTGAAACTTCTTGTGCTAATGTATCCAGAACTTTTCCTGTATTTTCAGCAAGTGTAGTAATTGAATTTTGTAAAAACTCCTCTTGTCTTTGAACATCTATTCGTAATGCATCGAGTGTTTCCTCTTGTTGTCTTGATAATTCGATATTAGTTCTTTCGAGTGCATCTGCACGAATATTTGCGGATATATTTTCATCTGCCCAAGCAGCAATTTTGTGTTCCCACTCAACACCAGCTTGTTGCCAATCGGAAATTTGTTCACTCTTTGAACGAACTGTTGCTTCAAGTTCAGCAACCTTTTGTTTAAGAGCAGCAGTAGAATTTTCGTTACCCATTATTAAATTATTAAGATGTTTTACCAATTCATTTTTTGCAGTATTTTTTATGGTTTCAATATCAGATGGAGTTATACCAGAAATAGGAATTCCATTGTATATTATATTTTCATAGTCTTGTAATAACTTAACAACATTTTGTTCAGCAGAAACAGCTTCAGGTAAGTTAGAAAATTCAGATTTAACTATGTAATTAAAATCGGAATCTAAATATCTCTCATCAATAACGGGTATTTCAATCATACCTGTATTCTCTATAAATCTTTTATCGCCATAACTTATTATACGATTTGTTTCTGTGTCACGAACTAAATCATTCATCGTGTAACCTTAAAATAATGATTATTATCAAATATTTGAACATTATCACCACCATCAGTTTCTACTTTAACAACGACTCTATAAAATCTCTCTGGTTGAAATGAATCCATCCAAAGATTGAAATAACTACTTGTTCCATCACAACTTATTTTAGAGCCAGTATAATCAAACGGTAATATTATTTCATCCGTATGTGCATCTCTTACTTCATAATAAGATGATGATGGCAGATAATAATTTATAGTTTGATAAGACTGTGTTGTATAATTTTTTTGTGGGTATCTAGTATTTGCATAAATTCTTATTTTTGCCTTTTCTTTTTCTGCATAAAACTTTTTTAATCTAACATTCAAATTTAAGTCATCAATTGAAACGGGTGACAAACTACCAGTTATAAATTCTGAGTCATCCCATACCACATTTAATCGTGGAACATATATTGTATTACTGTCTGTACCAAAAAATTTTAAACCTGTTATTAAATTATCTGGAGAACTTTCTATTTCATTACTAAATTTAACAATTATACCATCATTATCAAATCTTCCAGATCCAGTTATCCATTTTTTAACTATACTGGTTACATCCATATAAACATCGGATGATTGGAATGAGAAAGATTGTGTACATTCTAAATTAGCATAATCCCACCATGTACCACCTCCTTCATTTGTAAAATAAGAAGATGTTACAGTTGCAGATAAATAATTTGTTCCAAATAATATATTGGCATCAACCCAAGTTTGCGATATACTATCCCATTCAAAAGAAGAAGTTCCAGGCGGTATATCCCATTCAGTACCAACTCTTTTTGATGTTCTATATCTCCAAGATACGCCATCGGTTGTAACAGGTTGATTAGTATATCTTCCAGTACCATTAGTCCATGATGAACTAAGAGGGTATGCATATATCTTATACTCTTGTGGAATTTCTCTTACATCTGCAGTTATCAGTGATAGATAATATTTTGCATTATTAGATATTTTGTTAGCATTTACTCTACTTTCAATATCAGATACATCGAACTTTAAAAGAATTCTACTATTATAAATAGAAGATCCGGAGCCCGGTGTTTCGTGTAAAATTTCTAAAAGAGGATCTATACCAGTATTCATTTGGTATAATCTTTCATAAATTGTAGCGTCTCTTTCTGCAAAAATAGAATATATCATCCAAATGCCCTCGCTCTTCCGAGTATATCGTTATTAGGATATTTTATTTCAAAAATAGAAGGATCAAGTGATGGAAATAAAATACCATCTTTTGTTGCTTGATCTATGTTGTAAGCATGAGAAGAGTAACCAAGAGTTTGATCGTGTAAATTTTTTAGTTTTACACTAACAACTGTTTGAACACCATCTACTCTATCTAATTCAGTATAAATATTACTTATAACAATTGGTTGATTTATTTGCCACTTTCTTACATCAAAATATTGTTTTAATCGGTCTATACATTTTAAAACAACTTGATTTGCATTTTGATCTGGCAAAGTTATTATATCAAAATCTACACCAATGTTTATAATATATGCATCTCTTATATTGATTGCATCTGTTAATATTCTGTAATGATTTAAGTATGTTTTTAAGTTTTCTTTAGTTGCATCATTTACTGTTGTTAAATTTTCATTCACATCGTATCCTAGAACATAAAAATTCAACGCAAGAGCATTCTGAATTCTATCACTATTGTATATCGAATCAGTTGTCAATTGAGTATCTTTTGTAATATAAGCCTTCGCAATAGAACCGTATTTTTGTGGTAAACTATAAGCACGAATTATGTAATCTTCTTTTGTAACGGCACGATTTTGAGCTGCAAAAGATGCAAGAGCATTTTGACGAATTTCGTTTATATCCTCTGTTAATTTTCCACCAGTTGCTGGTACAGGATTTGTTACCGCCAAACTTGATACTGCTTGATTATACAATACAGGATCCAATCCTTGTGAATCTAAATTTATATTTCTTGTTAAAATTCTTGTTAATGTTTCACTTGAAAGATTATCGGAAATTCCTTTACCCGTGGTATAATAAAATTTTAAAGTTGTATTATTTGGTGCCAATCCGTATGTTTTTGTGTATAAAAAATTTGACGGATCTATATCAATTGAAAGATTATTATTAGTAACTGGAAGAGATCCACCAACTAAATCTGGATTTGGTATCAGTAACTCATCATCTAAATTTGATATACCCGCACCAAACTGAATTTCGAGGTTTCCGTTGGCCATCTGTCTTGTTGTAAATCTTCTTGGAATTTTTCTCAGTTTTAGAATATATGGAGTCTCTGATCTATATTTACTTAGTTTACTGTCATTTCTTGGAACATTCATAACCGGATCAAAAATTGTATCTTGTGCAAGATATGGTACATATTCCCATCTATTTCCATCTGAGTCTTCTGCATAAAGAATTTCTATCAAGTCCGGTTCTTCCAAAGTAACCTTATCATAAGGTTTTGGATTTCCAAATGTAAATTCTTTTGTTTTTACAATTCCAGAAACAGCAGTTGCTTGTTTCTTAAGCAACCAATATAATATTTCTCCTGTGTTTTCATCTGCTTCATACGGTGTAATTTCCGTTGGATCAAAACTGCTACTAAATTTAAAATCTACATAATCTATTGTTCTAAACTGTGTATTTGAATTATTATTTGGTGTAATTATCATTCCAGGTTGTATTGCAAATGCATAATTAAAATCAGGAACAATTTTACCACCAACAGTAATTGCAGGAACAACTTGAAATATATCCAATTTTGTATTTGCAGAAACTCTATTTTTTGGATTATAACCAAGTGATTGTGCAATATTCATTATATTTTGTTTTTCCGATGCGTGTAGTATCATAGACTCTTGTAGTGTTACATCGGTATAAAATGATAAAACATCGCCAACATACGCTGCCATCTCTAAAAACATCATTCCAGGTGAAGCCTCGTTAAAGTCTTGGTATGTATCGGGAAAATAATTTTTTGCAAAATCAATTAAATTTTGTTTTAGAGAAGGAAAATCTCTACTCAAATAACGAATATCTTTATTAACCATTGCCATTGTATATTGCCTCTATTTCTAATCTGCCAGTTACAGATATAAATATTTGAATTGGTAAATATATGTTTGTTTTATCAATCTTAACCGATAGTTTTATTCCAACTGCATGACTTGAATCATCAACTCTACCATCATCGCTCATGTTCAAATTGACAATTAATTCTTCAACCGATAAAAATGGCATCCACATTTTTATAGCTTCTATAATATCATTTTTTATAGCTTCTATAAATTTATCTTCATCTGTTATGTTTTCAAATAAAATATACCTAATTTCAGTACCAAACTCTGGTAACATATATCTTTCACCTTTTGCGGTCATTAAAAGATTTTTTAAATTAGAATATATTTGTTTTATATTAGTTTTACTTTGAAAAAATATACCACTTGGATTGTTGAATGGTATAGTTACACCAATATATTTATTGTTGTCATCTAATGTAGATGCAACATCTGAATAATATTGTTGTTGTCTTCTTCTAAATTGTCTCAATTATCATCTCCCTTTTTTCTCATCCATCTTTTTTACAAGAGCGGAATAATCACGAGTTAATGCTTTCATTACAGTATCGGGAACTTGTTCTTCGGTAAAACCTTGAGGTATAAATCCATTACCACCACGACTAACGCCAAATCCTTCTGCCATATCAGATGTAAATCTAAATTCTTGTTCCATATCTGTACTTT